ATCTCGTCCATCGGCACTCCGGCCATCAGCTCTCCTCCTCTCGTTCGTCCATCTCGCCCGCCTCGATGCGGGTCTTCATGCCCTCGGCCATCGCGGCCAGGAGCGGGTTCCGGTGGCTCTCCCACCGGGCGAGGTGCGCGAGCACCGCGGTCTTGCTCAGCGGCATCAGGGCCACACCACCGACGCCGGCCACGCGGACACGATCTGTCCGTCGTCGCGGAGCAGCACCAGCCCATGTACCGCGTGCCGGACCTCGACCCGCTCCGGGTCGTCGTGGCCGCCGATCTTGATGCCCCGCTGCACGGCCTCCGCCTGCCAGCCCGGGTCCGACTCGATCAGCCCGTTGATATCCGACTCGAGCCACACCACGTTCGACAGCCGGTGCTTCGACTTCCGGCCGCCCATGCCGCCCTGCCGGTGCTGCGGGACGAGAGTGTCGCCCTCGTTGCCCGTCCACGCGGACCGGCGCCCGTCACGGCTCTCGAGCGCGGCCAGGAGCGCCTTCGGGGTCTGGTCAGCCACGAACGACACCCGCTACGGTCGGGACCATGGACATGCACACGATCCCGACGTTCCCGACCGAACTCGGCGAGGAGCACGGCGTCGAGTTCCTGAAGGACGGGCAGTGGTACCGCCTCGTCCGTGTCGGCGAGATGACCTGGCTGATCCACCGCCGAGGCGAAACGGCGGAGCGGTTCGAGATCATGCTGAGCGGCACCTCGCCGTTCTTCGACGTCGAGGGCCGGAACGGGCTGGTGCAGCTCCATGGCTCGGGCATGAGTCCCACGACCATCTTCACGAAGCTGTTCTGACTCACGCGGCCATCGCCTCCGCCACCCCGGCGACCTCACGCTCGACGTCGGAGAGCTCGTAGCCCCATGAAGCCAGCAGCTCGAGGTACGACTTCACGTCGTCCTTCTGCCAGCCCTTCCGGTCGAACTCGTGCGCACCTTCCACCGCACCGACCGCCAGCGCCACGGCGACCTGTGCCGCTCGCGTCGGGTGCTCGCCGACGTACTTGACCAGGTCGTGCTTCCCGAGGCCGTTCTCCGAACGCTCGATGCCGAGCAGGCCGAGGACAGTCCCCCACGGGTAGCCGTACTGGTTCACGAACGCCTGCTGCACCGACAGCAGCTCCCAGCCCTTCGGCATCGCCTTCCGCTGCAGCAGCTCCTGCAGCCACGAGACCCGCACGGTGGTCGCTGCAGCCCACGCCTTCGTCGCCTCTCGGCTCCTGCGGCGTTCCTCCTTCGCCGCGGTCTGCTGCTCCGGCGTCAGCTCGACCGGGGCGTCCTGCATCGAGTAGTGCCACCAGCCGTGCTCGGCCAGCACCGTGCGCTTGACGGCGTAGCCGATGCCGAACGTGTCCGGCTGCTGCGCGTACGTGCCATCGAGGACCGCCCAGCCTCCGTGTGTGCGCTTCGCGAACGCGAACACGTCGTGCGGGGCCTCAGCGAGAGCCACCTCCGGAGTCAGGTCGCCGCCACCCTTCGAGACGCTGACACGGTCGAGGTCGAACATCTCCTTGTCGTCGTACGCCGGCGCGTGGTCGAGCAAGGGCAGACCCTTCTCCCGGATCTCGTCGCGCACTCTCTCGAGCTCCGCTTCCGTGTGCCGCTCGTTTCGGATCTGCTGCGCCAGGTGATCGACGCCGTGGCCGTCCTCCATCCGGGAGAGCAGTCGGGCCGTCGCGGTCTCGTCATCTGCGAACTCCGCGAGCAGGAGGGCGTCGTCGAGCGTCAGCTGACGATCGCGCATCACCGCGGTGGTCGACTCGCTGCCGGCCACCAGGAGCGCCGCGTCCACGGTCTTCCGCTTCGCGCCCGTCCGACGAGCGATCGCCGCGGCGCTGACGCCGAGCTGCTCGAGCTCCTTCATCGCGAGGACCTGCTCGACGTCGTCCAGCTCCGCACGGTGCTCGTTGACGACGACCTGGTCGACGATGCGCGCAGCGTCCTCGAGCGGCGCCACGACGAACACCGGCACGTCCTGCAGCCCAGCCTCGACCGCCGCCAGCGTTCGCCGCTGCCCGTCCACCACACGGAGCCCGTCCTCGGCCTCCTGCGCCGTGATCGGCACCAGCACGCCGTGCAGCTTCACCGACGTGACGAACTCCTTCGTGACCTTCGTGTTCGACCGGACGTTCGCCGCCACGATCAACGCCGCCGGATCCACCCGGACGACCGTTCCCTCGTTGCTCATCACTGCTCCTCGTTGCTCTCGCGCGCCGCGGTCTCGCGGCGCAAGTGGTTGATCTCGATGCGGATCGTGCGGAGCGCCCGCTCGCCGATCTCCGCCAGGGCCCGCTGCAGCTCCAGCGACTCGGCCAGCGTCCGCACGGCGTCGTCGAGCACGTGCCTCCCACGCGGCTGCGGCTCCTCCGCCACGGCTGGTTCCTCGTCGGCGAGCACGACCGGCTCGCCGGTCTGCGCTGCCGCAGGGGTGGGCGCGGTCGGTTCGGGTTCCTCCGCGATCACCTCCGGCGCCGGCACGCGGTGCTCCTCCTGCTGAGCACGCTTCGCAGCTGCACCCTTCGGCTTCGCTGCCTCCGTGCGCGCCTCGGCCTCGCGCTGCAGGAACTCGACCTCACGGCCGTTACCGACCGCCTTGCTGTAGCCGAACTCCATCCGCGATCGCGACTTCGCCGTCGTGCACGTCTGCGCCCATGGCCCGTCCTTGCCCGGGCAGCCGCCAAGCGACCGGCAGCCAGCGTCGTACCCGGCCGTCGTCCCATGCCCCGAGAACGTGTCCTCGAGCAGGTCCGCGCCGCTCACGCCGCCTCACCGCCCCAGCCGCTCGTGTCGTCGGCCGTGTGTACGGTGAGCGGCACAACGACACCCGAGGGGGACCCATGACGAAGTTCATCTACGCCGGCACCACGTACGAGACCGACCAGGACGTCCGGGCCGACACGTTCACTCAGGGGGGCTACCTCCGTGTGCAGACCACCGACGGTGGCCGCTACGTCTTCACCACAGGTCCTGGCATTGCCGCCGTGGTCGTCGAGGTCGAACCGCCCACCGGCAGCAAGATCTTCTGATGCGTCAGCCATCGCGCTGACCTCCTACCTCTGCTCCGGGACATGCCCGTGAGCCTGGAACTGATCCGCCGCGCGCTGATCGGCGCGGTCGGTGCGGTGGTTGTCGCCCGCCGCAGCGAACGTGTCGAGGAGCTTCCGGAGCCACTGCTCCCGCTTCTCCGCGACGAGCAGCTCGAGCAGCAGCCGGTGCCCGTCGTCCGAGCCCTCCGCCATCTGCTGCGCGAGAGCCCTCGACGTCTTGTGCGCCGCGACCTCGCGAACCGTCGTCGACGCGATGTGGTGCTCGTACTTCGCCTTCGCCGTCGCGTACGCCTCCCCCGCCTCGCGGAGGAACTGCGCGACCTCGAACCGCATCGCGATGAGCTGCGCCCCGTACGAGCCGCCAAGCGTGCGGGCGATCGCGTTCACGAGCGCGACGTGCAGCGCGTCTGTGCGGTCCGGTCGGTGGATGCCGACCGACGCGAGCACGCGCAGGATCCGCGGATCGAGGCCCGGCTCGTCGATGCCCTCGCCCGTGCCAGCATCCACCGCGCTCATCGGTCGGTCCCGCCCGTGCTCGGCTCCGCCGGGACCTCAGTGCCCTCGAGCACCGCAGGTGCCCCGTCACCGTCCGGCGCCGACTGCGGCACGGCCGCGGTCGCCCACTCGGTGGTCGGCTCCGCTTCCTGCTGCTGCGCCCACGGCTCCGTCGACGACTCCGGCCCACGAGCCTGCGCAGCCGTGACAGCTGCACGCATCCGGTCCCGGAGCTCCGGCGTCTGCTCGTGCTTCGGCACCCGACGCCAGAGCGCGTTCGCGCCCTCCTGCGTCGTCAGCTGATCGGCCTCGGCCAGCCAGTTCTTCCCGGACGCCTGCGGACGCTGCGCCTGCTGCTGCGGCTGCCGTTGCGGCGGCGCCGCCTGGCCGCCGTCCTCGTGCTCACGGACGACGTCGGAGTGCGTGCGCGCCCCCATCGCCGTGCCCTGCTCGATGCCGAGCCGCGACCACATCGCGTCGACCGTCCAGCCCGGCGCCTCAGTCGGACGCTCGAGCGGCAGGTGCGCCGACCGCACACCGGTCAGCAGGAACTTCCCACGCTCCCGCATCTCGACGACCCAGTTCACGTCGAACGGCAGCGACTTGTGCCCCTGCACCTTCCACGTCCGCTGCGCCGTCGGCTGGCCGCCCTCCATCACCGCGACCTCGTCGAGGCGAGCAGTGACGAGCACGGGACCGTCGTGCGCCCGGAGGAGGTCGAAGACGTCCTTCCACTGCTGCGCCGCGACGTTCCACAGGTCCATCGAGATCGTGTAGTCGTCGTTCGCGTTCTTCCGGCCCTTCGCCCGCCGGTTCGCAGTGACCTGTGCGTTGTCCTTCAGCAGGTCCCACAGCCGTGTACCCGAGTCGACGACGATCAGGTTCGGCTTCTCGCCGCGCGGCTCCGAGACCGCGTCGCGAACCGCGCCGAGGATCCCCCGGTACGAACCGTCGTGCACGACGATCTCGAAGTCCGCGCCCGGCACGACGCCGTACTCGTCCGGGTCGTCCTCCCCGATGCCGATCCACAGGGTGCGGTCGACCAGCGGCGACGCGGACGCCTGCGCGCACGCCCACGACTTCCCCGTCTTCTCCTTGCCCGCCAGCAGGCCAATCGGCCAGGACGGCAGCCCCGTGGGCTTCCTCGTCTGCAGCGCCATCTACTTCTTCTCCTTCGTGGTCTTCGCCGCGGTCACCCGCAGCGCTGCCTTCTTGATCACGACGCGCTCCACACGCGCCTGCACGACGAACTCCGCCTCGTGCGCGTCCACCGCCAGCTGCTCCCGCGCCAGCGCCTCCTGCGCCTGCTCGACGTCGTGCTGCGCCTGCTCGAGCCGCTCGTACAGTCCCGCCGGCGCCGCCGCCTTCGCGGCCACCTGGTCGAGCTCGAACACCGGTTTCTCCTCGACGACCTCCGGCGAGAACGACACCCGAGCGAGCGGCGACTCCTGCACGAACGACTCGTCGGACTCGACGCGCTCGAACATCGCCCGGAACGCCGGCTCCTTCAGCGCCTTGCCCTGCTTCTCGAAGTCGAGACCGCGCAGGTAGTTCAGGGCGAGGGTGTCCAGCTCCTCGTCGATCACCGGCACCTCACCAGCACGCGCCGCCGCCAGGGCCTCGTCGAGCCGGTCGAGGAAGTGATCCGCGAGGATCACCAGCTCCGCGAACAGGTCCGCGTCGAACGGGATCCATTGCGTCGGGACGAACAGGTCCAGCGGTTCCGGCTCCTCGTACTGGCCGCCGCGGGCCAGCCAGTCGCCGTCGTGCTGCTCCCACGCGTACAGGGACCGATCGGCGCCGAGGACGCCCATGACCCACTGCTGCTGGATCGCGTAGCCCTTCTTCGCGTAGGACGTCGTGCCGGGCGCGATGTCGACGCCGGATGTCTTGATCTCCGCGACCTCGAGGCGGTCTCCGTCTTCGCTCGTGACGACTCGGAGACCGTCTGGGGACGCCAGGTGCCGCGGGTTCGATGCCGAGCGGAACACGCGCGACTCCGGCAGCATCCCGAACTGCTCCTGCAGCTGCTCCGCGATGATCGGCTCACGGGTGTTGCCCCACGCCGTGTACCGGTTCCCACCGAACCCGCCGGCCGCCGCGGCCTCGATCTCCTCGGCCGTCGTCGCGAGCAGGAACGGCAGCTTCGCCTTGATCAGGTCCTCGACCGTGATCCCCTGCCCGCCGCGCGCCTTCATGTACAGGTCACGGACCTCCGTCGCGGTGACGCCGTGCGCTCGCTCGTTGAGCCAGACCGGACGGTCCTTGTCCGACGCACCGGCGCGCGCTTCAAGCTCCGCCGGCAGCGACGTGCGCACGGCGCTCACTTGTCGCCCTCGAACGGCGTCGACAGCGCGGCGTCCATCGGCTCCGCGTCGGCCGCCTCGTCGAAGATGCCGAGCGTCTCGTTCCCCGTGCGCACCTGGTACGCCGACTGCTGCAGCGACTGCGCCGCCGCGATCCCGTCACCGGTCATCGGCTCGATGTGCACGGCTTTCACCAGCGTCGACGAACCGTCGGCGTTGTCGCGGTGCTCGATGACCTCGTACGTGACGATCGCCGTCACCTTGTGCCCGAGCTGCGCGCGCGCCAGCACCTCGTCGACCTCGGTCTCCTGCAGGCCGTCCCGAGTCTCCTCGAGCTTCCGCTTCATGATCTGCACGCTCATCGCGTCGTTCCCTTCTCGTTGATGTACCTGCCGACACGGATGAGGACTCCTGCCTCCGCCGCGTAGACCTTCGTGGGGTGCAGGTCGATGACCTGCGAGTCGTCCCCCCACACACCCGCGTCCGTCAGTCCGTCGAGGACGGCGCGGGCGAGCTTGTCGATGTCCGGCTTCACGTGCGGGTGCTCACGCCGCACGGACTTCGGCCGGACGAACCGGAACTGCAGCACCACTGCGACCGGCTCATCACGCAGCGCTGGACGCCCAGCAAGGGCTGCGATCGCCGTTGCCGTCACCGTCTTCCGCCAGGGCTTCAGCGCCTTCCCGTTCGCGTCCGCGACGACGGCGCGCTTGCCGACGACGTACGCCGTCTTCGAACCCTGCGGAACCGGGGTGCCCGGCACGAAGAACCGGACCACCTCAACGACGCTCACGAGTCGCACCGGAGGTGGTGGAACGTCCACCGCAGCGGCACCAGCCCCACCGACTTGCACACCGCGCATGCCTGCGGCCGCTGCCGGTTCTGCACCCACGCTGCGTGCTCGTCGCACAGCAACGCGGTCGCGCCGCAGTGGTTGCAGCGGACGCCCCACTCGGAGGGCTTCGCGCACCGCTCGACGATGTCGGCCGTCCGCGGCGTCCGCTTGTCGCACTGCGGGTAGTCCGCGAGCGCGATCCGCAGGTGCACGGGCAGCTCCACCGCGCTCACCGGTCCCGCTCCGGCGTCGTCGCCATCCGGATCGCCGCGACCGCGACCAGGCACACGATCGCCGGAAGCTGACCGCCGAACGTCGGCGCGTCCACCAGGTGCGACCACAGGCCCACCAGGGCCGACGCAAGCAGCCACGGGACACCCCGCCAGGCGACCCGGCGCCGGTACTGCGCCGGCGTCTCCCGGACGGCGAGCCGCACCCACGCGTCGTACGTCAGGCCGTGGATCATCCCGGCCTCGTTCGTCAGGCTGCGGAGCGTCAGCTGCACGCTCGCCTCGCCGTAGTAGATCGAGTGGACGTTCCACGGCTGGCCGTGCACGTCAAGTACGACGTCCTCGGTGGTGACCTGGTCGGCCCGCCGCAGAACGGCAGCAGGCATGGAGGTAGTACGGAACATGGGTCGTTGCCCTTCGAAGTGAGAGTTCGATCCCGCCGGTGTCGGAAGCCGGCGGCAGAAGATCAGGGGGAAGTCAGGCGGACTGACGGAACGGGATGACGTTCGTCTGCTGGTGCGGGCAGGACGTGCCCCGCACCCAGGCGTCGAGGCACACGTCCTCGATCCGCCAGGACGCGTTCACGGACCGCTGTACGCCGTGGAGGGTCTTCGCTCGGCACGCGTCGGAGATCGTCCGCGAGTGCCGCTTGGCCTCCGCAGCGGCCTCGGCGACGGTGAGCCAAGCCATCAGGCCACCGCCGCCCGCGGCTGCTCGACCGGCACGAGGCCCGCGGTCGCCCCGAGCCGATCGACGTAGAACAGCGAGTCGATCGACACGGACGGGAACGCGAGCTTCACCCGAGCGATGAAGCTGCTCGACGGGGCGACGCTGCCCTTCATCACCCGGTGGAGCGTGGCGGTGTCGACGCCGAGCAGGCGGGCCAGGTCGACGTTGGACTCGAGCTCGTGGGCCTTCCGGAGCTCGTTCATCTTCTGGACGTTCAGGCGCATCTGCGGAACCTTTGCGTCAGTGCGGAGTGGCTGCATGCGGACATAGTAGGCACGGTTCTGCACGCATGCATGGGTTATGCGTGCATGTTTGCGCGGCGTGTCGCGTTCGTTACCTGATTTGGCGGGCTTGTTTGCGTGAGAAGTCGTTGCATGCATGCAACTCCTGCACTAGCCTCTGAGCCGTGAACGACACTGACTGGCAGTCCTACCTCCGCGAGATCTCGACGAACCAGTCGGAGATCGCACGCGCGACCGGCGTGCACTCCGGCACTGTCAGCAGGTGGCTCGCCGGCGCATCCCGCCCGAGCGCGACCCAGGTGATCGCCGTCGCGCGGGCGTTCGACCGCAGCCCCGTCCTCGCGCTCGTCGCCGCCGACTACCTGACCCGTGCCGAGGTCGAGAACGAAGTGCAGCTCACCCCTGGCATGAGCCTCGCCGCGTTTTCCGAGCTCGAGATCGCCGAGGAACTGGTGCGCCGCATCGAGGCCGGCCAGACCACCGACGTCTCCGAGACAGCGCTCGACGTCGACCACCCGGCGTGGGCGCGCGACGAGGACGACGACTCAACGCCCGAAACCTTCCTCGCCTACCCCGACCCTGATCGCGCCGATGTCGGTGCCACCGTGTCCTATTGGAACGGGCAGAAAGGGGAGTTCAAGCTCCACTTCGCTGCCGACGGAGCCGAACTCCGATTCTTCGACGCCGCAGGCAACGAGTTCAGCAGCTGGAACGATCTCGTGGCACTCGCGTCCGCTGGCGTCATCGAACAGCTACCCGCAGCGGCGAAGAGCGCTGCACACGAGGTCGAGGAGGAAGACCACACCCCATGACGGATCTGTACGACCCGCGGTCACACGCGGCGGACCTGGGGGTTCCGATCGTCGAGTACCCGCTGCGAGCGGACCTCGGTCGCTACATCCCAGCACTGCACACCATCCTCATCCGCCCCCGTATGCGCGCCGCCCTCGAGCGATCCGTCCTCGCCCACGAAGTCGTCCACGCCGAACGGCGCGAAAGCCAGACCGGCGTCCCGCTCCTCGACCTCCGCATGGAACGTAACGCCGACACCACGGCGTCGCTCCGGCTCATCGAGGAAGACCGGCTCATCGACCTCATGCAGTGGTCGCCCGACGCCGGCCGCTGGGCGATCGAGCTCGGCGTCACCGCCGACATCCTCGAAGCCCGCATCGCGCACCTGCGACGGCACCGACTCAGAGAGGCAGGCTGATGGCCTGGACAGAGCAAGTCCCCTCCGGACGCTGGAAGGGCCTCTACCGGCTGCCGGACGGCTCCCGCAGGTCCGCGGGCACCCACCCGCACAAGAAGGCCGCCATGAACGCCGCAGCGGCCGCCGAGCAGGAAGCCGCACAGCTCGGGTGGCGCGACCCCCGCGCCGGCGCCCGCACCTGGTCGGACTGGGTCACCGAGTGGTGGCCCGCCCGCGCCGTCGAACCGTCGACGCTCCTCCGCGACGAGTCACGCCGCACGAAGCACCTCGACCCGAAGTGGGGCGCCGTGCCCCTCGTCGACATCACCCGCCACGACGTCAAGGCATGGGCCGCTGACCTGCTCACCTCCGGCATGGCCGCCTCCACCGTGCAGCGCTGCGTCGCCCTCCTGTCGGTGTCGCTCGTCGCCGCCGTCGACGCCGAGATCCTCACCGCCAACCCCGCCTCCCGGCTGAAGCTCGCCAACGCCGACAACTCCCGCGAGCGGTACCTCACGAAGGACGAAGCGTTCCGGCTGCTCGACGAGATCCCCGAGGGCGTCGACCGGGCGATCGCCGCGATGTTCTTCGGCACCGGCGTCCGCTGGGGCGAGGGCGCCGGCGCGACCGTGCAGCGACTCGACACCGACCGCGGCACCTACCGAGTCGCCGAGGTCTGGGACGACAAGCTCAAGCAGGTGAAGGACTACCCGAAGGGCCGACGCCGGCGCACCGTCCCCGTCCCCGACTGGACGCTCGAGTACCTGGAGCCGCTCGTCGACGGCCGCCGCACCGGATTCCTGTTCCAGACCGCGCAGGGCACACCACTCGACCACCACAACTACCGGTCCCGCGTCTGGATGCCGGCGATGCTCCGCGCCGACCTCGACGACGTGCACATCCACGACGCCCGCCACACGTACGCGTCATGGCTCATCCAGGACGGCGTCCCGCTCGAGGAGGTCGGCCGACTCCTCGGCCACGTGTCGCCCCTGACGACGCGTCGCTACGCCCACCTCGCCGAGACGCCGAGCGCGTCCGTGCTCAGCGCGCTCAGCCGTCCGGAGCGAGGGGCAAACGAGGGGCAGGACGTCGCTCCGGCCGACTCCAATGTGCTCCAGTTCCGCCCCCGCCGAACCGGCTGACACCCCGCACCACCACTGGGAAGCACGGCGATCGACTCCGATCCGCTCCGGAAACCCCCGATCAGCCGCGACGCACTTTTAATCCGAGGGTCGTGGGTTCGAGCCCCACGGGGCCCACCACCAGTCGTTCGAGCCCCACGGGGCCCACCACCAGTCTTCCCTGTTGCCCTTGTCTACAATCGGTCCGATGGGCCGAGGATC